AAAGACTTCAAAACCAAAAGTAATAGGTGTTACGTTTAAAGGGGGTTTATCCTTAAAACGATCTGACGTAATAAGAACTTCTTTAATTCTAAAATCATAAGGAGTAATTAATTTATCCATTTTTCAAAAGCTTTTGGAATTCTGTATTTAATTTTGATATAGCGCCTGGTTTTAAAACTTTAATTTGTTTAAGGTCGTCGTTTAAAGTTTTTAATCTATTTAAATTTGTAATGGCTGAAGAAAAGACTGTAGGAATTAATACTCCACCATCATCATTTGCAATTTCTAAATCTAGATAATTACCATCAGCATCTTCGTAATGATGAACGGCGTCATATTGTTTCTGCGCGTTTTCGACTGCTAAAGTCTTAACATCTGAAACATCCCAATTCCTATATTCATTACTAGTATCACTTGAATATATTGTTTGATCTATTTTAAATGCCGTATTAGTTACACCAGATGTGGCTGTCGCTTGCTCAATTCCTCCACCTGGATTCCACTGTGGATAAGTACTAGAATTTTGTACAATCGTATTTTGTATTACTTCAAATCTAAGTCTAACAGCCTCAGATATTGTGGGATCAGCTTTATTAATATTATATTTACTTATAAGATCAATGTCTTCTTTCGTAACTGTCCCATCCATATTGATGTCTGCTATTTCGTATCCATTTACTACTTGCTTAATAAAATCATAATAGACTCCTGTAAGAGAGACTGATTCACCACCAAGCTGAGGGGCAATATGAGTATTATAATGACTAGTAATTGATGGAGAAACTCCTAATCCTACGGCGATCTGTAATAATATTATAACATCAGAAATAGTTATACTTCCACTACCATTCAAATCCCCGCGTTTTCTGCCACTAGAAACTTCTTCTTCCCAAAATGTTTTGCGATTCGTATCACCATTTATACTAACTATATACTCTAAAAGATATTGTGCCATTCCTCTAACAGTGTCAGGTAATTTAGCTAATTGATAATCAGACACGTACTGGTTAAATGAACTCCAATTAATTACATCTGGAGGCGCAATAGTAACAGTGGGTCTTGAAGTATATCCAACACCGCCATCTGAAACAATAATAGAACTAATTATCCCGTTTGTTACGGCTGCAACAGCAGTAGCTCCTGTTCCCCCTCCTCCTGAAAGTGTAACTAAAGGAGCTTTAACATATCCTTTACCTGGATTAGTAATTGTAAACCCGTTTACTTCATTATAGGGTTCGATCACCAATTGACCCATATCTAAATTTTTTTCTAAAATTTTACCAATAGATATTGGTCCAGAAAATACATCAGAGGATCGAGTTGGTTCTTGAATTACTACATTACCTACATTAAATTTTTCACTCATCGCACCTTCAGTAGTTAAAACAACATTAGGATAATGCTTTTTAGCTACATCAAAAACTTCGCTTTCATCTAATGGCCAACCGCTTATTCTTAACTTTTCATTTGCAAAAAAGAATGTCCAATAATAATTCGGAGTATCATATATCCTTTGGGACATTTGATCAGGTCTTTCGCCATCCCTGATATACTGAGTTTCGTACAAGTTCATGTCATCAGTACTTAGTTCTTCAATTAAATCAACATAAACACTTAAATTTTGAATAAGATTAGCTTGGTTTTCATTTCCGAATTTATACGGATATAGTGGGAAATTTCTAAAATAACTCATTAGTGTCCTCCACCATTATTTGGATCATCCGTAATATCTTGTTTAACCAATGCTCTTTCTTCTACAAATGCCATGGATATATCAATCTCCGGGAAATAAGGTCTTTCTCCGTCATAATGCATAGACATAGTAGACGGGTTATAATTAGTATCAAATCTTTCTAAATATACTGGTAACAAACGAGTGGCTACTTCTTTATCGCGATAAGCCATCGTAATTCTAAATTTTTTAGGATGCTTATAACCGACAGAAACCCCACCTATATAAATTCCTTCTGGATAAAGTTCAGATCTAAAGAATTTAATTATTTTTTCTATTTCTTGTGCTTCTAATCTGCTGTTAGGAATTAATTTAAAATTTAGTTGAAATCTTCTTAAATTAACAGATCTAAATAATGATAATTTATTAGGATTAACACTAACGCCTAATCCTGCACTAATAGCGCCAGAAGTAGATTGTCTGAAACCTCCGGCTCTTCCGCCTCGCCCCAATGTTTTTCTTTGAACCTGATCGACAATAAATGCTGCTCTGCTCGAAGACATCTTCGATAAATTATTTGGGCTAAAACCTTTTAAAAATTCTGCAGTACTTCTTCCTGCTTGAGCAGCCGCTACATTACCAGCTTCTACTATATCACCACTTTGTTGCAAAGCTTGGAAAGCTGCTTGACCTATTCTACCTAAATCAATATCACCATAGGAAACTCCATCTTGAATTACAATCTGCTGCGGTAAATATAGAGTACATTTTCCAACAGATGTTGTTGTTCTGTCTATTCTATTGACTCTATTAACTTCTCTTTCGGTTACAAAATTAGAAGCATTTTGACTTGCAGCCAATCCCTCATCATCAATGCCCTGTTCCTCTTTTAATTTTTGCTTTTGCTCATCATCTAGATCAAGATCATCATTATAATTTGCATTAAATCCACTACCAAAAGCAGAAGGCAGACCTTTAGCCGTACTCCAGAAACCTTTGATATTACTGGTGTTTAATTCGAGAGCCTGCAATAAATCAAACTGTATAGTACCAGGATAGTCTAATTGATTATCTCTAGGAAATCTTAAAACTTGTCTCCCTCTTGGTCCATCAATTCCAATTTTCAACGGTTTAGGTTCTGTGTCTGGTCTATCTGGGTCTATCCACGGTTTCGCCATATTTTTAAGCCTTAATAAATAGAAATATTGAAACTATTTATAAGGATTTTCGGTGGCTTATTCTGGAAGATATAAAGTAAAACATAGAAATAAATATCGTGGAGATCCAGATGCAGTTGTTTTTAGATCTATGTGGGAAAGACAATGCTTTAAATGGTGCGATGATAACCCAAAAGTAATAGGATGGCAAAGCGAAGAAACAGTAATTCCTTATTTTTATGAAGTAGATAAAAAATACCACAGGTATTTTATGGATCTTAAGATTAATTTTAAAGACGGTAAAACCGTTTTAGTTGAAATTAAACCTGATAAAGAAACTAAACCACCAAGTTTTAAAGGAAGAAAAACTAAACGTTATTTATCAGAAGGTATGACATACGTTAAGAATATGAATAAATGGTCAGCAGCTCAAAAATACGCTCAAGATAATGGTTATGAGTTCCAGATATGGACTGAGAATACACTAAAGTCTATGGGCATATTACCTAATCCCAGAAAAACTATTAAACCTCTTAAACCGTTGCGTAAGAAAGTGAATAAATAGAAGTATGAGCAATTTATTTCAAAACTTAGAACTACAAGCTTTTAGAGCTGGGATTACACCTAGAACAAAAGAATCCAGAGATTGGTTTCGTAGAAAAGCACAAGCATTAAGACGTGTCAATCGTAATCAATTGATGCGAGAAGAACCGATTGATTTACAAAATCGTCAGATCATTGGATCGATGTATATGTTTTTTTATCAGCCTAAGCATAGAGATAAGTTGCCTTACTATGATAGCTTTCCCTTAAGTATTGTTATTGATAAAGCACCTGGCGGTTTTTTAGGTTTAAATTTACATTACTTGCCACCAACTCTTAGAGCTAAATTTTTAGACGGGTTGATGGATACTGTAAATAATAAAATGTACACCGATGATGCCAGATTTATGGTAACCTATAGAATGTTAAAAGCTTCAACCAAAATGAAATACTTTAAACCTTGTGTTAAACACTACTTAACAGATCATGTAAAAAGTAGGTTCGCCCGCGTGCCCGCGCCTGAGTGGGAGATTGCGACATTTCTTCCGACTGCTGATTGGCAAAAAGGCAGCGCATCAAGTGTTTACCAAGATTCTAGAAAGGCTATCTAATGGGAATCTCTATTGATGATTTAAAATCAAAGGCTAGACAGCATAAAGGTTTTGCAAAGCCTAATGTATTCCAAGTAATACTTCCGTCATTCGGAATAGCTGAATTTGGAAGTGATAATATTTCTTTATTTTGTACTGAAGTAACTATGCCAGGTAGACAGATTACTACTAGAGAAAAGACTATCGGACCTGTAACACAGCCGATGGCTTATGGTTATTTAACTCAAGAAATTTCTATGACATTTAGATTAATGAACGACTACGGAGTTCGTAAGTATTTTGAGTTTTGGCAGAATAAGGCATTCAACCAACAAACAAAAGAAGTTGGATTTAAAAATGAATATGCCAAATCCGTTAGAATTAGGCAACTAAAACACGGTACAGATTTACCTGTATATCAATCACAGTCTATAGCAGATTTAAGCTTAGGCATATTTAATTTTAATGTTTCAATCAATACTAGTACTGACATAGTTCATGAATGTACTCTTATTGACGCATTTCCAAATACCATGAATGGTATTGCATTTAGCGATGCTAGCACTGATGCAGTATCAGATTTAAACGTTTCACTAACATATACGAATTGGGAAACAACTCGAACTATTTAAAATGGATAACTTATTATGGCTTTACCAAAAATTAATACATTTCCAATGTATAGCACGACTGTGCCATCAACTCAACAACAAATTAGATTTAGACCTTTCAATGTAGGAGAAGAGAAGATTCTTCTTATCGCGTTTGAAAGCGATGATAGGTCTCATATTGCAGAAGCTATACTTGATATAGTTTTAAATTGTATAGAAGAAAAGCTTGATCCTGATAGCCTTACTGTATTTGATGTCGAATATCTTTTCTTACAAATTAGATCAAAGGCTGTAGGCGAAACAAGTAATATTGCTATGGCATGTCAATCGTGCGAGCATCAAAATCAAGTTATAGTTAAATTAGAAGAAATTAATATTGATGTTAATTCTTTTCCTGAAAAAAGAATAAAAATAAACGACGAATATACCATAGATTTAAAATTTCCAGGGTATAAGCAAATCATCGATAATAAAGAAACACTTGAAGTTGATAATATTAATGAGTTAGTTTTTCAAATGCTGATTATGTGTTTAGATAAATTACATACTCCTGACGAGCTCTTAGACTTTAATGAAGAGTCAAAAGAAGAAATCGAAGAATTTATTAATAATCTTTCATCTGATCAGTACGCAAAAATGATGGAATTTGTACAAGATTTACCAAAGCTATCTCAAGATGTAGAATATAAATGCGAAAGTTGCGGTGAAGAGAATAAATATACACTAGAAGGATTATCTGATTTTTTTTAATAGCTCTTTCTCATGAGAATCTGGTGAATCATTATAGAATTAATTATCAACTACTACAAAATTATAATTATAACTTAGATGATCTTGAAAGAATGATGCCGTGGGAAAGAGAAATTTATATAACTTTATTGATGGAAGATCTTAAGAAACAAGAAGCCGATAGGCAAGGAAGTTAAATGATACTTAAGCAAGTTAACCAAAATCTAAAAGATATAAAGTCTGATACGGCTTCTATCAATAAAAACTTTACTGCATGGTTTAAAGATCAGAAGCGACAGCAATTAGATGAGAAAGAAAAAGCCAGGGAATCTAAGAAAAGAGGCGGTATGGGTGGTGCTGCTATAGGGGGTTTAGGTATAGCAGGAGCTTCTACAGCTTTGGGCGATGGTGACGGCGGCGGAGGAGGAGGTCTTAGCTTTAGATTTTTAAAAACAGCTGGCCAGATCATCGCAACAAGTTACGTAGCTAAAAAACTGGTCGATCGGCAACTAAAAGCACGTAATGCCAACGCTCCAGAAAAATCTCGTGTTAAACCCTATGCTCCTCCAAGAGCGGGAGATGCCGGGTTAGATGAAGCTAGAAGAATAAGAGCAACTCGAGGGTTTGTTCCTACAGCTCTTGGAATTACACCAGACGATATCACAGATTTTAGTGGAAGAACTGGCTTTAGTCGTGTTGATAGAGGTAGAGGCTTTATTCCTAAAGTTCTTGGAATTACACCAGACGATATCACAGATTTTAGCGGAAGGACTGGCTTTAGTCGTGTTGATAGAGGTAGAGGCTTTATTCCTGGAACAGCTGGAAGCGTATCGCAATCTAATTTTGCAGCTAAATACTTGCAACCAGCTCCAAAAGTTCCAAGCGGTTACTTAACTCAACGGCTTAACCCGGCTTCTGCTGATACTTCGCCTACGATTGGTGGAAGAATTGAGCCTGTAGTTACTAATTCTGTAGTTCCAAAAACAGGACAGCCTTTAATGCTAGCTGATGATTTGCTTGATAAAATCGCTACAATAAAAACACAAGGATATACTAGAGTTGCAGCTTTAACGAGTGACCCTGAAATAAAACAGCAAATAATTGATGTTGAAACTAAGCATAACGTAAAACTCTCTTCTACTCCTGATAAGAAAGTAGTAATTCAAACACCTAAAGGTGGAGCGGTACCAAATGAAGTTCGAAGAGCAGTCATGGTTGATTTAACTTCTGTTAAAAAAGCACCAATGTCAAGAGGTGCTATGACTAGACAACTGGCTGCAAAACTTGGAATAGGGTTTATTCAAACTGCAGATGCTGCCTTAAGAATAGGAGGTCCTGCTCTTTTAGCAAACGATATCACAAGAGACATTGCAAGTAGTGATTATCTAAGACAAATAAATCCAATAGGTGCTACTGCTATTTCAGCCGCAAGTCTTACTGGCGATTTACTTAGTTTACCTGGAATGGGGATGGATAAGCTTGCAAGTCTGATGGGTTATGATACTAATTTTAATGGCAACTTCGGAGATAAAGTAGATCAAGCTGCTCTCGCGTTTTTAACAAGTCGATATCTACCGCCGCAATATAGAGTAGAAAACAACTCGCAACAAAGAATTGCAGCGCAATTAACTTCGACTCAAAGTGCTTTAATGATTCCTTCTATGGATGATTCTCCTCTTAGTCAAATGGATCCTACTACTTCAGAAATGCCAATGTCATTTGGCAATGCACCTGTAGTAATTTTTCGTGAAAATAATAATTCTGAAGACGCAACACCTGGTAATAGATCCGGGGTATCTTTGCCTTCAAATAGTGGCGGTGAAGACTCTGAAGTACAATCTAAGAATTGGCCACTGTGGGAAAGACTTCAAGGTTGGTTTAATGGATAAAGGCCCCGTAAGGGGCCTCTTTCTTTATTTCCAACGTGGCCCTTCGAACCAGGCAACCAAAGATTTTCTAACTCCTTTTGTAATCGGAGTTACTCGATGCTGGAGATAACTAGGAAAAACTAATACAGTTCCCCTAGTTCTAGAATTTTCAGGATTTTCACATTCATTAAATTCAAAATCCCCTCCTTCATAATCATCTGATTCACTTAGTTGAATAGTCATACTAAGCTTTCGATCAAAAGGTCTTTCTTCGTGCCAAAATACGTCTGTATGCCAATCGTATTTTCCACCTTCTTCAGCATGATATTCCGTATATTGAATATCACATATTTTTTGAATATCGAATCCAAACGCTTCTCTATTAGCGTATTGAATAAAATCATCATAAAGATAGTCACGAAGCCAAGACTCGCCTGATAGCCACATTACACGACTTGTCCGAGTAGAACTTTCTGATTTGCCATCAGTGCCTATCGTTGCAGGAATTAAGTCATTTGGTCTATTTGCCACAATATCATTTAGAATATAGTGCTGGGTGTTTTCGGGAAACCCATTAGGCGGGGTTAATTGCCAAAACATTTCTCTCATATTAATCTTCCGCCGCCAGTTTTGCAAAATAGCTCATAGTGTCGTCTTCTTCCTTTGTTATTGCTTCTGCCGTAGGTGTAGGTGTAGCTACAGGTGCGGGTTCAGCCGATTTAAAATTATCATATGGAATTTCATCATCAAGTTCTACTTCTTGCTTAACAGTACGAGGCACTGCTTCACCTAAAACTTGATGCATCTTAGTTTTAAGCTCATCATAAGTCTTATAGTTTTTAGGATCAGTAAATTCAGAAACATCGTGTAACTTATTATATACTTCTTCTAAGCGTGTTTCGTCTCCATCAAATAATGGCGATGGTGTACGAAACTCTGATTTATCATAATTACGATAGCCTTCAACTTGACGAATCTTTAAGACAAAGTCTGCACCTTCCCAAAAGTCAAATGGATTAACCGGCTTTTCATCTGGGAATTGAGGTTGCATAAGATCCATAATCTTATCAAAGATCTTCTTACCAAACTGATACATGAAGACTTTGCCTTCATTCTGCGGAGCAGAAGGATCTGAAATAACAAGAGCATTTACCACATAATGTAGTCTACGCTTTTGCTTACGTACTGTGTCTTTATCATCTTCGATTCCTGAATTCCACAGACGAGTATTCATTTCTGATACTGGATCTGTTTGTCCAAGAGTAGTAAGTGATTTTTCAATATACCATTGACCAGTTGGTCCTTTAAAACCATGATCCCAATAACGTACCCATGGTACATCTTGGCCTTCAGCTGCTGGCAAAAAGCGAAGAATGGCATAACCATTTCCTGCTTTATCAACTGTAGGTTTCCACATACGATCGTCGCCGTATGATTGTTTCTGTTCTCCTCCGCCTGCAGCTTGAGCTGCACTTACTAGCTTTGAGAAGTCAGTACGATTACGTTTTAGATTTGCAAAAGACATATTTGTATTTCCTTATATTGCTGTAGTATTACTGAAATATTATACCATATTTTATTCTATAGGTAAACTGTTAGTTTGAGGCAAAAAGTTTAATTTCATTGCTTCTGCCTCTAACTTATTTTTTATGATCGGAGAAATAAACTTTCGTGATTCCTCAAGATCGATTTCATTCTTTTCACAAAGATGAATAATAGCATCCATATAGGATGATTGATGTGCTTTCACCGTAGACTCAACTAATTTAGCGAATTCACTTTTTGTTAGAAATTCTTTTTGCTCGGGCATAATCCTCCGATGCCATTTCTGTGGTGTATTCTTGTCCAATATCTGGATACCATACTCCGACTGTACGTTTTGGAGTTCCGTCAGCATAATAAGCCATTGTTGTACATCTGTAAGATATTTTCCCTTGTCTTTCATCACCGTATCTATTATCAAGATAAACACCTGTATTTAGATATTTTTGTAAATTAGTGATATAAGTTTCTGTTTGCCAATATAAAGATCTAAGGCCTTTATCCTTCGAATCTTTATGCTCTTTCAAAGAAGCAAGTAAATCTTTCTGAGTTTTAATCCAATCTTTAACTTTAGATGGTGCTAAGAAATGATCATCACCTAAAGATCGAATAGACTCGTGAATAGAAAGATTTTTTGCTGGACCTCTAGCGGCACGTGCTTTTGCCATACGATCAACTAAAGCTGCTTTTTGTTCTTCTGTCAACTTACGTTTCTTTCGCTGTTTAACAGGTTTTACTTTAGAATTTAAAGCTAGCTCTTCACGCATTTGAGCTAATTTAGACTTACGTGCCATGTTCATCTCCATCATAATATATAATACTATTCTACCACATCACGAAAGCAATGTACACGTTTTTGTTTTATTTAAAATCAATGATTTAGTCGTTTATTGGCAATAATTCAATTTCGCCATCATCAAGAATTCTATATTTAAGATAATCTTTATCTATTAAAACTTTAATAGTCTTATCAATAACATCTTCTTGATCGGCGTAGGCAAATAACTTTCCAAGCATAAAGGCACAAACAGAAGCTCCAAAAAATAAAAGCCATATAGCAATATCCGAATCAATGTAAAACATATAGTTCTCCTTATGAAATACTATTTATACTAGGTAAAAGATAGCACACTATCAACACGAAATGAGCGCCAACCTTCAACCTCTGTATCCCAAACAGGAATTACTTCTTCATTGATATCTCTGATTTTTTTGAGCGAGAATGGATCTTTAATATCAGCATCTGGAATAATATCTTCTTGCAAAGTACAAAGCATATCTCGTTCTTCACCATTTACTTTTTTGAATATCACGCGACATTCACGTTTCTTTAATTCAGTGACCATATAGTCACGAGAACTTGAGTCAATCATTTATACGGATCCTTTACTTTATAAGACGAATCAATGTTTTTATTTTGATTCTTTTTCAATTCCTTTACGCCCAAAGTATGCATGAAAGTAGGATC